AAACAAAGCGTCTTCCAGAGTTATGGCTACACTCGAAAAATTAACAAACCCAAATCAGTTTGATGAAAAACCTAGCAGTAATTAGTTTAAGCATATTTATGGCAAGCTGTAGCTTGATGGATTCTGTAAAACCTGTAGAAGTTAGAAGCATTGCAGAACGTGCACCTTTGTATCATCCGCCATTGCCCTATCCAATGAGCTTGTCTAAAGTGGATTGGGAAATAATTACACCAGAACTGATGCAAGAATATTTAGACTTGGTTGCAAAGGGTGACGCTCCAAGAAAAGCATACTACGCACTTTCCAGCAAAGAATATGAGAACCTGTCAATGGACATGGCTGAAATAACAAGATACACAAAAGACATACTTTCAATAATCAAATACTATAGAGAACTAGACAAACCACAGGAGAACAAAGATGAGTAAAGCACCAGAAACTTTTGTTTACAGAGCTACCTTAGAAAGAGTTATAGACGGAGATGGATTTGTCCTGAAAGAGATTGATTTAGGGTTTAACATAAAATTAGCAAATCAAAATGTTAGAATGGCTGGCATTGACACACCAGAATCAAGAGTTAATACGAAAAGACAGCCAGAAAGAATTTCTGAAAAAGCATTAGGTTTAAAAGCCAAAGAAAGACTAAAAGAACTTTTAGCTGGTGATATAACAATTAAATCTTTAGGTCGTGGCAAATACGGAAGATTGCTTGGCATACCCTATGATTGCAATGGAAATGATATTTGTGCAAAACTTATTGAAGAAGGTTTGGCTTCACCTTATTGGGGTGGTACAAAAAAAGCTAAAGTTAGAGAAGACGGAACGTGGGGAGAATAACATGCAAATATCACAAGAAGGATTAGCGTTAATTAAAAAGTTTGAAGGTTGTGAGCTAGAGGCTTATAAGTGTCCGGCTGGTGTTTGGACTATAGGATATGGCCATATCAAAGGTGTTGAAGAAGGCAATAAGATAACTAAAGAAGAGGCAGAATACATGCTTCAAGAAGAAATGATTGAATACGAAGGTTATGTCAATGACATGGTAGATGTAGAATTAAACCAAAGCCAATACGACTCTTTGTGTGCTTGGGTTTACAATTTAGGTCCAAACAATTTTAGAAATTCAACTCTTCTTACTGTTTTAAATCAAGAAAGATACCCTGAAGTTCCACAAGAAATAAAACGCTGGAACAAAGCTTCAGGAGAGGTCCTAGATGGTTTAATACGCAGAAGAGAAGCAGAGGCTTTATTATTTGAAGGAAAAGAATGGTATGAGGTTTAGTGGTTGTAATAAATGCACTATACTAATCTTAGACACATTGTGTTTAGGGTTGAGTGGCTACTATGTCACTACCTAGTTGCTTAACCCGCATTTAATATGAAAGACATTTCTTTTAAAGACTTTGATATTCTTTCTGAGCAAGACAAAGAAGAAGCTTTAACTCTATTGCACCGGTATGACCAAATAGACAAACAAGATGTTTGCCAAAAAGATTTTATAAGTTTTGTTAAACATTTATGGCCAGAGTTTATAGAAGGAAGGCACCATAAAATAATAGGCGACAAATTCAATAAAATTGCACAAGGTAAACTAAAAAGATTAATTGTTTGTTTGCCCCCAAGACATTCTAAGTCTGAATTTGCTTCTACATATTTTCCAGCTTGGATGATGGGCAGAAGAGGTGACTTGAAAATTATACAAACCACGCACACAGCAGAATTGGCTGTACGATTTGGTCGTAAGGTAAGAAATATTATTGACAGCGAAGAATATCAACACATATTTCCAGAGCTGCAACTGCAATCCGACAACAAATCTGCGGGACGCTGGACTAGCAACATGGAAGGCGAGTTCTTTGCTGCTGGTGTTGGAGGTGCTATTACAGGTCGTGGTGCAGATTTACTAATTATTGATGACCCACATTCAGAGCAAGACGCTTTGTCTCCTAAATCATTAGAATCAGCTTACGAGTGGTATACGTCAGGCCCTAGGCAAAGACTACAGCCGGGTGGCATTATTGTGATAGTAATGACGCGATGGAGCACGAAAGATTTGGTTGGAAAAGTATTAAAAAAACAAGGTGATGAAAATGCAGACCAATGGGAAGTAGTTGAGTTTCCAGCAATTATGCCTGAAACAGAAACACCTCTGTGGCCAGAGTTTTGGAAAAAAGAAGAACTGTTGTCAGTCAAAGCATCACTACCGGTTTCTAAATGGAACTCACAATGGATGCAAAATCCAACTTCAGAAGAAGGCAGTATAGTAAAAAGAGAATGGTGGAGGGAGTGGAAAGGTGAAGAAGTGCCTAATTATGAATACGTTATACAAAGCTATGATACTGCTTTTTCTAAAAAAGAAACGGCAGACTACTCTGCAATTACTACTTGGGCAATATTTAAAGACCGTGACGAGGTTGAGCAAATAATATTATTAGACGCAAAACGATACCGAGTAGATTTTCCAGAACTAAAAAGAATTGCTTTTGATGAATACAAATATTGGGAACCAGACTGTGTGCTCATTGAAGCAAAAGCTTCTGGCACACCTTTGACACAAGAATTAAGAAGAATGGGCATACCTGTAACGGCTTATTCGCCAAGTAGAGGCCAAGATAAAGTAGCCAGAATGAACAGCGTAGCACCCATATTTGAATCTGGCATGGTCTGGGCACCAGATGAAGATTACGCTGATTTAGTCAGAGAAGAGTTGGCTTCTTTTCCGTTTGGTGACAACGATGACTTTTGTGACAGCACAACAATGGCTTTAATGAGATTTAGACAGGGTGGTTTTTTATCTTTGAAAGAAGATTATCAAGATGAAATAAAGTTTTTATCTAAAAACAGAACAGTATATTATTAATGAAGATTTTTTTAACCAGATTTATACACGACACAAAAGAGTATGAGGGTCCAGATATACACGCTGAAAATGAACAACAAGCAGAACTAATAGCAGAATCGCAAGGATTAATACTAGAAGGAGAGCTGACGGATTTATTTTCTTTGGGTGACGAAATGAGACCTAGAGTGCTACACTAAACGATTATGGCAATAGACAAAGCATTAGACCCAAATAACGACCTTGACATCACAGAGCAAGGGTCTTCGGTAACAATACCGCAAGAACCTTCAAGACAAGACATGATAAGTGATGCAGCACAAATACTTGTTAATGAAGATGAAATATTAGTAGGAGATGAGCTAGAAGAAGAACCTATGCCAGAAATGGATTTTGATTCTAATTTAGTAGATTTTATTGACCCTACAATACTTATTAAAATTGCATCAGATTTAATAAGTTCCGTTAACAGCGACAAACAATCAAGGAGCGAATGGGAAAAAACTTATACGGAAGGCCTAGAATATTTGGGTATGAAATTTGACGAACAAAGAAGTCAACCGTTTGAAGGCAGCTCTGGTGTAATTCACCCAATTTTGGCAGAAGCCGTTACCCAGTTCCAAGCTCAAGCATACAAGGAAATGTTGCCAGCCAAAGGACCAGTTAAGACAGAAATTATTGGTGCAAGAACAATAGAAACTGAAAGCCAAGCGGCAAGAGTGCAACAGTTTATGAACTATTACATTATGAATGTAATGCAAGAATACGACCCAGAGTTAGACATGTTGTTGTTTTATCTGCCACTAGCGGGTTCTGCTTTCAAAAAAGTATATTTTGATTTTGTAACAAACAAGGCCGTGTCTAAGTTTATACCTCCTGAAGATTTAATAGTGCCTTATGAAGCATCTAACATGTCATCAGCAGAAAGAATTACACACGCTTTTTCCATGTCTTTAAACGAAATAAAAAAACAACAAGTAACAGGTTTTTATGCTGATGTAGAAATTAATGAGCAAGACTACACCGAAGACGATTCTGATGTAAAAATGCAAATTGATGAAATACAAGGCATAGAGTCTAGTTATAAAGAAGACAGAAGCAGAACCATTTACGAAATACACACCGTTTTAGATATAGAAGATTTTGAAGACATAGATGCTAACGGCGAACCTACAGGCTTAAAACTGCCTTACATCATTACCGTTGATGAAGCATCAGAAACGGTTTTGTCTATAAGAAGAAACTATTTAGAAGGTGATCCACTCAAAAATAAAATTAATTATTTTGTGCAGTACAAATTTCTGCCGGGATTAGGTTTTTATGGATTGGGTCTTTCACACATGATTGGTGGGTTGTCTAAAGCATCTACTTCAATACTAAGACAGCTTATAGACGCTGGAACATTAGCGAATCTACCAGCTGGTTTCAAAGCCAGAGGTATGCGAATACGAGACGAAGACCAACCATTACAACCCGGAGAGTTTAGAGACATCGACACTACTGGAGGCAGTTTAAGAGAAAATCTTATACCTTTACCAATTAAAGAGCCTAGCAACGTGCTTATGCAATTACTTGGTTTGTTGGTTGATTCTGGAAAAAGGTTTGCTGCAATAGCAGATATGAATGTAGGTGACAGCAATGCAGCTATGCCAGTAGGAACTACCGTAGCTCTTTTAGAAAGGGGCACAAAGGTAATGAGTGCTATACATAAAAGGTTGCATTACGCACAAAAAATAGAGTTTCAACTTTTATCAAAAGTCTTTTCAGATTATTTACCACCCTCATATCCTTTTGCTATGGGTTCGGCACCTAATGAAATTAAACAACAAGATTTTGATGGACGTGTAGACGTAGTGCCTGTGTCTGATCCTAATATATTTTCACAAAGTCAAAGAGTTACTTTGGCACAAGAACTTTTACAAATGGTTCAATCAAATCCTGAAATACATGGACAACAAGGTTTGTATGAAGCATACAAAAGAATGTACGCAGCTTTAGGTGTAGACGATGTAGAATCTTTAATACCACCACCACCAGACACCACACCAAAACCAGTAGAGGCTGGTATTGAAAACAGCAGTCTGATGATGGGCCAGCCAGCACAAGCTTTTGAAGGACAAAACCA